CTCGCTGTAGTACATCTCGGCGACTTGGTCTTCGGTCATCTCGGCAGCGACTGCCTTGACGATAAAGTCCGATGACGCCTTGCCGAAGCGAGCCTGAATAAATTTCACGGTCGCGACGGGCTTTGGGTTGCTGCTCATGGGTTTTTGCTCCTTGTGTTCAGCAATTTCGCCGCTCGAGTGGTCGCTGACATTCAGCGACGACTGCACCCGCTCCGGCATGTTTCCTGTGAATCTGGCAACGGCCACGCTTTTGCGGGCAGTCGGCAGAATTGAATCGACGAATCCGCTGGCCTGTGCCTCTCGGGCATCCAGCCAAGTCTCGGCACGCATCACGGCCTCGACCTCTTCGCGGCTCTTTCCTGTCTTGGTGGCGTAGGATGTAACCATGCTGTCGCTGAGCTTGCCCAGCAGGTCGGCCTGCTTCTGCAGCTCTTCGCTGTCGCCTTCGGTCACGGTGTAGGGGTTGTGTAGCATCAGGTAGCCGTTCTCGGTGATCTCCACACGGCCGGCCGCCATTGCGATAAAGCTGGCGATGCTGAACGCACTGGACTCGACCACGGCACGAACTGGTCCCGGCCATGCTGCGATGGCGTCGTGGATGCCGAGGCCGTCGAACACGCTGCCGCCTTCGCTGTCGATGCGGATAACGAGCTCCTGCGAAGGGTCGCAGTCGGCCAGCAATGACTTGAACGTTGCGCTGGTGATGCCGGGGTATCCGATGGCTCCGTATAGCTTGATCTCATTCATCGGTCAGCTGCTCCTCTGGCGTGTCAATCGTGCCGTCACTGGCGTCTTCGATGTAGACGTCAATCTTGCTGGCCGGGACGCCGAGGCTGTCCAGCTCAAGGCGTGCCCGTCGTTCGCTGATTTGCCCGCCAGTAAGTTCCTTCAAAATGTCGTTGATTGCCTTGCGGGCGTTCTGCCAGTTCTTGCGGCCAACGCCGACCATCTCGGCGGTTGGTGCCTGCTCGGCAGCGGTCGCTTCGGCTTGCGCCTCGGCCTGCTGTGCCATCGCTTGGCTGTCCTGCATCGTCATCTGAATGCCAGCCGGCATCGGCAGGCTGATAAGTTCCCGCCAGTGGACCGGGGCGTTGTCGTTGAACGTGGCGTTGATTTCGCCTGCCTTGCGTTTGGCCTGCGTAATGGCGTAGCTCATATCCGCCACAATCTCATCAGCGATTTCTTCCCAGTCCCGGCCGCCTTCGGCGTGCAATCGTCGTGGGCTGGTCAGTGCGTTTTGAATCCGCAGGGCGTCGCCCTGGGCATCGCTCACCGGGTCGATGTACTGCCACGTCGGGGCGTTCCAGCGATGGCCGAAGATGTCAACGCCGCTGGCCTTGGCCGCGGCCTGCAGTGCCCGGTCTTCGGCAATCCATTGACGCAGCTTGAACTCGTACACTGGCCGATGTAGCCGGTTCTGCAGGTTCGTTTGGTTGGTCTTAAATCCCTTGCGGGCTTCGTCCACTGCCCCGCGCCAGCCGGAGAAATTCGTCTCGCTGCCGTCCATCAGAACCAGACACAGCGGCAGGCCGAGATTAACACCGATGATTTGCAGCATCAGCTTGACGTGGTCGAAGAACTCAGCGTTGGGCACGTTCGGGGAAAAGCCCTGCAGCTCCTCGCCTTCGGCCCCGATGATTTCCATGCCGGGACCGATGTTTTCGATGTAGCGATTGCCCGCTCCGGTCGATTCGGTTTGAGGCAGTCCGTATCCGTCGGTCGATGGCAGCGGCCCACCGCCAGCGATGGCGTTGCGTTTGCGGAAAATGGCGAAACAGCTTACGACCTGCTGCTGTACCAGCTTGGCAAAGTTGATGTCCTCGAACATTCCGGCAACGCTAAAGATCGGAGCCAGTGCCGTAACGCCTCGGGTTTGATTCACCCGGCGAGGGTTGTAAATGTGGAATAGCACTCGGTCGCCGTTCTCATCCCGGACGCTGATCGGTTCGGCCGTTTCTTTCTGATTGCCGACAACGGCCAGCACGCCGCCAGTGCGTTTGTCGGCACTGTACCAGTACTGCGTCCGGCGTCCGTAGGCGTCTCGGGTCACGCCGAGAAATGTGTTTTCCTGCGGTGTGATTGTCTGAATGCTGTGAGCTTCGATCATCTGCAACTGGCCGCCAGCAGTGCCGAGAGCCACGATGTCACCGTCCAGCAGCATCGAACGCATTACATGCCGCTCGATGTCCTGCCAAGTAAACTCGCCAGCCATGTCGCAGGCGTCGGCGTTGCTGCTCCAGTCCTGCCACCGCTGCCACAGCTCAAGGTCTAGCTGGCTGTCGCCGGTTCGCACGTCCAGCGTGAAGCCGTCCTGCACGATGTTGGCCACTGCCCGGTCGATGGTCTGCCCAACGATGGCGTCGTTGCGGTCCATATCCCGGGCCTTTTCAATGTCCCGGTAGTAGAACTCCTCAGTCCGATAATGAAAATCGGCACTGCCGCCACGCGGAGCCAGTCCTTGGCGTCGGCGAATGAAACGGCTTTCCCGGCTCATGTCGTAATCGGCACGGATAGAGTCAAACTCCGTGGCGATGTTTTTTCGCTTGCGGGGAGAGGCGGTCATCAGTCGCGGAATCCTTGATTGACGCTGAGGAAACGAACGCGGCTTTTCGAGGCCGAGGCAGTGTCAGCTGCGGCAACGAAGGACTGGGCACGCGCCAGCATGTTCATCACCCATTGCTTATTGGTGCTCAGGCTGCTGCCCTGATTGCTGGCACTGTCCGCCCGCAGAATGCACCATCGATTGGCCGCAGTGATGAACGAGCGGGCACGCGAAACGCTGCCTTGCTCTTCCCAATCGGCATAGGTCAGCACGTCGTTTTCGATGTCTTCGAGGTCGAAGGTTGTCATGGCCAAATAGTAACCAACTGGACGCCCGGCCAGCCGAAATATCTGCCGCGCAAAAGTGCGGAATTTCCGCACCTACTCAGCCGCAACCGATTCCAGTAGCCACTTGATGGCGTTGGCCGGATTCTTGATCGGGCTTCCATCGGCCAGCCGCACGCCTTGGCCGCTAAGTGCTTCCTGCAGTTGCCGCAAAACTCCGCTTTGTCGTTTGGTCAGTTTCCGCAGGTCAATCCGCCGAGGCAGATAACCGAAGTCTGTACTGGCCAGCGGCACGTTTACGCTCTTGGTCTGCGTCGACATCCTTGCTGGCGGTGCGGCCGCGGCTGCGTCGGCCAGCTGCTCGCTCGCGATTTCCTGCTGGTCGATTGCCGCATCGTCCACGGTTGGCAGTTCCATCTTCTTCGACTTCGCCATCACTTGTTCCTTTGAGTTGCCACAAATGCCTGCCCATGCGGCGTACTGGCGACGATGCCAGGACGGCTTCGCGGGCTGGTCTTCTGTTCCGATCTGGCAATTGCCTTTTGCATCTGTTCGGACGTGACGCGCGGAATCAATCGCACGCCCAGACACCCCGCTGCCGCACAGGCCAATGCCGTGGCGTCTAAATAGTGGTTGTTTTTGGAAAGCTCTTTCCACTTGCGGACAACGCCCTTGCCCGGCACAAACTGCTCTTCCCGCATCTCGGCCACGATGTGATGGCTGAACGCCATGTGCCGCTTCTTATCGTGCCCGACGTACAGGCTGAGGCTGCCGTCGTTCCACTGATGAGCCTCGTTGAACGTGGCCGTCATGAATCGCTCCTGCATCCAGCCCTTCCAGTGCTCTACGTCCACGATGTAAAGCCAGATCCGTTCCTGCGGCTGGTGGTTGGCGTAGCTGTGATCGAACAGGCGACGGGTCGGCGACTCCGTGCCCAGGTGAAACTTGCTCGCGGCATAACCCTTGGAGCAGGCAAACGGCGTGCCGCCCACCCGGCGGATGAACTCATACACGGCCGGCGAATAGTCGCCCGAATCAACGAGGCAGAAGTCCGGTGGATTCTTGGCCATGATGTCAGTGCGCCACAGCAGCAGACTTTGCAGCAGTGCAGTCTCGACGGCCTGCGAATCGGTCGCCGCCTGCATCCCGGGCGTTTCCATCACGCCGTAGTCGATGACGACGCCCGTTGCATTGCCGAACCATGCGATCTTGGTCCAGTGGCTGTAGTACTTGCCGAGGTCAAGGCCGACGGTGATTCTCAGGTCTTCCATCTTCGGTAGTTCGTGCTGCTCTAGGCCGCTTACACGGCTGGCGACTTTGTGAGCCGTCAGGCCCAGCGTCTCGGCCTGCTCTTCTTCCGGCGGTGCGTTTTGGATTTCGGTTAGGACGTAGTTTAGCCCGTTGTCGCTGATCAGGTTGTAAATCGACTGGAGTGCCGTGTGTTCGATGGCGACGCCTTCGCGGGTTACGGCCCGGCTGTAGCGCTCGGGATTCAGCACCTCACTGCCGCGTTCCATGTCTTCCCGGTTGGCCAGATAAAACGCCGTCGCATTCAGGCCGCATCCGTCTCCGGTTCGCTGGTCGTCTTGGCGCTGGTCGATGTACTGCTGCCACAGGTCGGCCCGCTCCGGCCACTGACGGACGCCGCTGTACCGTCGCCCGTTCCAGCTGGGTGCCTTGGACTGGTTGGTCAGCTTTTCGGCCAAACATCGATTGTTCTGAATCGTGCACAGCACGACCCGTGACAAACGCTTCCGCCCATCGGCCAGCCCCGCCACGTCGCGATTCAGGATCACGTCCCGCGTTTCGACTTGGTTCTCATGGAACGCACTTTCCCGCGTCTCAGGGTCATCGACCAGAACGAAGTCGGGCCGGTTGCCTCGGATATTGATTCCACGGATGGCGCTGTCCATCCCGGCCCACGCCATGCAGACGGCCGAATAGGGACTGACGCCGCCTTCGTGCCACGGCTCGCCCTTGATGGTTGGCGGCAGTCCGTCAATCTTGGGAAAGACGACCTGATTGCTGGACCACTGGATCTCGGTTGGCTTGCCGTTGTGCATCTGCTTGGCCGCTCGCTGCGGCGTGCCTTCCAGTGCTGCACAGGGAACGCATAGCTCGGGAAAGTCTTCAATCAGTTTTTCATTGCTGTCGAAGTGCCGCCTGATGTCGTCGAAAATCCGGCTGGCAAATGTGCCGCTGGCGGCGATGACCAGCGGGAACCGCACCAGCCCCCGGCAAATCAGGTAGACCACCATTGCTTTGGTGATTTCCGTTTTGCCATCGCCACGCGGGGCGGCAATCGCCTGGTCGCCGCCAAACTCGGCGACGTCCACGATCAGCTGGATCATCTCCCGCTGGTAGTCGGCAAACGGACTCCAGAACCGATCCGGGAAGTAGTATTTCAAGAACGCCACCGGGTCGCCCAGCAAAGCTCGCCGTCTCTGCAGGTCGACCGGTGGCGGGATGAAAATGCTGTTACGTTCGAGAGTCTTCCGCTCGGCATAGCGTGCCTGCTTCGATTGGTTCTCGCCCGTGAATTTGTTCACTGTCTGGATCACTCGCCCTCGCCTTGGCTCGTGTTTGCTTGGTCCCGTTAGCTGGGTTGCTTGTAGACGAACGCCCGCCCTGTGGCGATTGTTTCCATGCTGCCAGACCAACTGGCCTGCAGCGTGTATCCCGTCGTCAGCACGGCAATCTCGCCGCTGTAGTCGCCGCTCACGTTGATCGTGCCGCTTGCGGTGATTGATGTACTGCTGGCAACCGTGCCCGATAGCGTCTGCAGTT